TGCTGCTTGAAAAATATCTTCCCTAATTTTTGCTCTACGAAATATATTCTTTGCTCTTACATAATCATATGAAGAGTTTCTTGATGGTAGTGGTGATTGATATAGTAGATCTGAAAAATTTCTAAAGTATGACATATTATACTCCTCTTACTCCTCCTGGACCTAAAATTGGTTCATTTCCTGGTCTGTTTGGATCAAAGTCTAATCCAGGAACAGCAGTAGATCCTCCTGGTTGAAATACTCTTGTTGATGGTGCTGTCACTGCAGAAGCTCCTCCTCTTGATGGTCCAGGAGATGATTGTTGATTTCTATTAGCATTATTTTGCTGCTCTGATGGATCATTAGGATCAAATCTGGGGTCATCTAAATTATCTATCCCAGCATCTCCTCCAGCAAAACCAACACTATCTTCTTCTCCGTAGTTATCATTATATATTGGAGTAAGTTCAGCAAAACTTAAATCTAATTGTACTGATACTGGTTGACCATCCAATTCAAAAGCAGAATATGCACCATCTGCAGTGTAATTAACATTACAATTAATCAAAGCACATGTTTTTAACATGGGCAAAGCTATGGAGGGTTTTCCTTTGTGTATAAATTTTAGTCTAAAAACATCTGGAGCACCTAAAAAGAAACCATCTTCTTTTTGACCAGATCTTTTCGGTGCCATTGCTTTCTTGAAGAATTTAATAATTCCTCTGATCTTCTTTGCTTCTTGTGCACTTCTAGCAGACATCTTAAATGAAAACTGAAATGCTCTAAGTTTGGGTCCATTGAATAATAATTCAAGGTTTGGATTAATAACTGTTCCAGTTACCCTTGCCCTATATGCTTCTGCATTTACATTAATTCCTAGTTTCTTAACAGCAGCTGCTGCAGCTGCTAGAGTTAGTTGTTGTTGTATTTGTGTTTTTGCCCCAGCATTACTTCCAAAAATATCTTTGGTAGCATTTGCAGTTGCTGACATAGCTCCAAATAAATCTCCTCCGGCAGCAAGACTTACAGTTCCAGTTGCACCTGCCATTATTCCTGCTGTTAAGTTGCTTAAACTATCTTCTCCCCATCCAGTTTGGTTTGCCTCAGAGAGATTATTTGGCATTGGTAAAACTACAGTCCCTAACAATTCCTTTTCTGTAAAAGATCTAGATGAAATAGATTTTCCATTAAGAATTGATCCGGTATCTAATTTTGTAAGATCCTTAGACCCAGCAAATACATCTGCAACCTTATAATTAAAACAATGGATTACCATGTGATCTTGTTCACGATTCATTGTTTCTGGATATATCCAATTAGTTCCATAACTTTTTTCTTGAGTTGCAAATGAAGCATTATTTCTAAATGTTCCAGAATCATTAGTTCCACTTGGAGTAGAGCTGGAGATTCCTGCAGCACCACTGTTAGGTCCTGTTTGATCTGTTTGTCCAGTTGCTACAGATCCAGGACCTGCTGGAGGAAGACCACTTTTTAATTTAGAATATTCTTTTTGTTCTGCAAGTCGTCTTTTTTGTTCTTCTGACCCAACTGATCCTACAACTTTATTTGCTGCAGTTCTACTAGCATCTAGAATTGATTTTATTCTAGTTTGCCCATTTTGCAATGCAGCCACATTATTATATGCTTCAGTTCTTGTTACTGTTCCATTTGCATTTACAGTAGCAAGAAGTTCTCTAGTTCTGAATACTGCATCTATAGTGTATATTTGTCTTTGTCCTGTTTGCACATTGACATTAACTTCATACTTATTGAAATTACCAAGATCTAATATTGCTTCATATTCTTGTGCATTAGTTGCTCTTTGACTCCATCCTGCTGGTGGTGTTGCCATTTATCTACCCCACACCTTATTTGATGGAATTGGTATCTCTACTCCACCCAAGTCCATAACAAATTCTTCTAGTGGTAATGCACATATAGTTTCCCATTCTTGTTCTGCAAGATGTAAGTATGGAGTTTTTACCTCTGATAGTAAATATTTATGTGCTCCTTTTTCAAATCTTGGAATCTTATTTTCTGCTAAACTTTGAACTATTCCTATTCTTTGTGATGGTGTATAGTAATGTAGATTAATAGCAAAGAATGATTTTGGATTTACATCCAGAACAAATGCTAACGGGTACTTATCATAGTAAGGCAATTCTTCTCTGTACTTTGCTTTGTATCCATACAACATCAAACTAAAAAGTCTAGGGTAGACTCTCATTATATTCTTATCTCTTTTTAAAGTATCACCTTGCTCATCAACTCTCTCTTCTGTTACTAACTTACCAGGATCATTTTCATACTGAATAGTTTTAGCAGCAAATACTTCCGTCCTGTACCATTCTCTTGTAGGATTGCCTTGTGCTTTGTCTCTGACTTGTTCAAAGATGGTCTTATATGCCAAGATTATCCTCCGTTAATATTTGGAAATCCCATCTTCTATCAGCACAAAATTCTTTTGCTGCTTTCCACTTTGCTTGATTCTTAGCAAACTCTTTTATTTCAACAAGTTGTTTCTGAGTTACTTTTTTAGAAACCTTTGGACCAGAAACTTGTCTTTTTGGTTTAACTTCTATCAAACTTTCTTTTGTTGTTTTATTTTTATCAATGTATTTAATATAAAAATCAGGGAAGTACTTATGGATTCTATTGTCAAGAGGTGATAGATATGGAATCCAAATCTCTTCACTTGACCACTTCAAAATATTTTCATTCTTATCACAGTAGTTCATAAACTTCAATTCCCAAAGAGATCTGTAGATTATATTTTGAGAATCTCCAATATACTTTTCTGGGAAGGAAGGTTTAAATCTTCCTTTATAGCTCATACATAATATAGACACACTCCCACTATTTAGATGGCAGTAAGACCATACACAAGATATCATTATAGTACTGATGAGTTGGTTAAAAGATTTAAACCGGCTTTAAGTAATACTTTTGATGTTTATATTAATACTCCTAGACTTGCATTTGGTCCATCTGGAGATGTAAATTGGAGTGAGATAAATTTCATGGCATATGAAGCAGTTCTCCCAGGAACTTCATATGAACTTGGTCAGGTGTTTGGAGATAGGCAAGGAAGAACTGAGCAATATCCAACTAAAAGAGTATACCCTCCTGTAGATGTTAGTTTCTACATTGATAAAGACTATGATGTTATCAGGTTTTTTGAAGCCTGGATTAATACAATGTCAACCAATAAAGGAACTTCTGCAGACTCTTATGTAACTCATAATTATGCAAATTCCTATGAAGGGGAAGTAACTATAACCAAGTATGAAAGAAATTTAAGACAACCAGGATCTAGATTAAGAGATCCTAGAGAGTCTTCCCCACAACCTGGAAATGTAATTAAATATACATTAAGAAATGCCTTTCCAAGTAATCTAATTTCAATACCAGTTTCATATGATGGTGCTCAAATATTAAAGACCACAGTTACATTTAATTATGATGTGTACTTCTTTGAAATGAGAGATGGTGCAATTGAAAATGCAGATAATATATTTGGAAGAACTTCTGGTGCTGGAGGAGATCCTCCTGTTGCTGGTGGTGGTCAAGGAACAACTCAACCATTGGAAGGAGATGAAATTATCAATGCAGTTAATGAAAACAGAAGAAGTCTAAAAGAAGATGTTTCAATGCTTAGAAATATGCAAGAAGCATCTAGATTAAGACAAGCAGGATTCAGTCCTGGTCTTGGACAAGATGGTAGACTTGGACCTGGATTCTAGAAGATAAATAACCGTACTGAACTTTATAGGACATTATGCCTTTACCAAAGATTGCAACTCCAACTTATGAGTTGATTTTACCTTCAAATAAAAAGAAAATTACATACAGACCTTTCCTAGTAAAAGAAGAGAAGATCCTCATCCTTGCTATGGAAAGCAATAGTTCTGAGGAGATCACAAGAGCAGTTAAAAATGTTCTGAAGGAATGTGTGTTAACAAGGGGAATTAAGATTGATACCCTCCCTAGTTTTGATATTGAATATCTCTTCCTGAACATTAGAGCAAAGTCTGTTGGGGAAGCAGTAGAACTTGTAATCACTTGTCCAGATGATGGAGTCACTCAAGTAGAATGCTCAATTGATATTAGAGATATTGAAGTCAAGTTCCCAGAAGAACATGCTTCTGAAATTAAAGTAGATGATAGCATTATGCTGAAGATGAAGTATCCATCTCTTCAGGAATTCATTGACAATAACTTTAATTTCAATACTAATAACAGCAAAGATACTATCAACAAATCATTTGAAATTGTGGCATCATGTATTGATATGGTTTACACCAAAGATGAATCTTGGTCTACTAGTGATGTTACCAAAAAAGAAATGGTGGAATGGTTAGAAACATTTGATTCAATCCAATTTAAACAAATTGAAAAGTTCTTTGACACCATGCCAAAGTTAACTCATGTAATGAATGTAACTAATCCAGTGACAGGAAAAGACAATGAGATTGTATTGGAGGGACTCTCAAGTTTTTTCGGTTGATCCTTGGTCATGAAGATTTGGAGGCATATTATAGAATTAATTTTGCCTTGATGCAGCATCATAAATACTCTTTGACAGAGATTGAAAATATGATTCCATGGGAAAGAGAGATTTATCTTTCCCTGTTAGAAAACTATATTAAAGAAGAGGAAGAAAAATCTGCCAAGGCAAATAGATGAGTTTAAAACCATCAGCAAATTTAAAACTCCACTGGTATAAGTATTCCAATACTGTTGGTAAAACAGTGTGGTTTACTCTCAAAGAAAAATTGACTGGGAGAGGTCGTTATTTTTCTGCGGTTAATCTTGGTGATGCTGATGCTGATATCTTGATAGAAAATATCAAAGCAGATCCAGAAGGATATCCTGCTTTAGAAGATGAAGGTCAGTATGAAGAATATCAAAAATGGTTGGTAGAAAGATACCTTGAGCAACCATTTAGAGAAAAAGTTAATAAAAAGATTGAAGAGAGACAGATTGAAAGTAGATTAAAAGAAATACAAGAACAAAGAAAACAAAAGGCACAATCATTTGTTTCTGGATCCACTTCATTTAGACCAGGGAAAACTATATCATTAAAGACAACTAAAATAGCAGGTATAGTTCCCAAAAGAACCATACCACAAGATATAGCATCAAAAATAACTCCACCTGATAATACTTCTGAATCTGAAACTGAGTCAGGACAAACAATAACTTCAAAATCTGCATCTTTTTCTTTGGGAAGATTGACCTTAGATCTTGTTCAAATTGGAGATAATTTAGATAAAATTAAAGAAGTAATAGAAGAAGATTATAGACAAACTAAAGAAACAAACAAAAAAGAAATAGAAGAATATAGAAAGAGAGTAGCAAATAGAGGAAGAAAACTACCAAGAAAAGATTTAGGAGATAACAAAAAAGATCTTAAAGATATTATCAAACCATTTGTTGGTAGTTTCTTCTCTGGAATGGGTGGGGCTATAAGATCTTTAGCAGCATTTAATTTACTAGATGCTTTGGTTAGAGGTGATTGGGGTCAGGCATTCAAGTCTTTGATGGGAATTGGAATTACTTTCCTCC